AATATAGATCCCCATAATAAGTTTTTATTCATTATTAACCCCATGTTGCGTTTTGATATTCTGTTGACTTAGTCACAAGATCGCTTGAATAGTTGTTAGCAATACAATCAATAGTTTTATATAAATCTGTCTGGTTAGCGTTACCCTCGCAAGATTGATATAAAAAACAATTTAATGATTTTAATAATTGATAATCATTATGACCTAGCTGCATTGAGAACCAAACAGCTTTTGATCTGTCAACATCAAAAAACATATTCTCAGCGTCTTCGTATCTACCTTTTAATGACAATCTATTTAATTCTAATAATTGATCAAATACAATTCCAGCGTTTTTTTTGTATTGTTCTTTTAACTTGTCTATTTGTTTATATCTTGAACCATAAGAACCAGCTTTTGAAATTGCTTTCATAACTCGACCTATTGTTTCATAATCAACTTGATATGCACTCATTTTTATTTCCTTTTGTTTCGTTTGTTTCGTTTAATTTAATCTATTGGTTAATTAATAGAACATGACATATTGACGCATATATAGATTAGAATGGTTATAAGGTTTGGAGAAGATTAAAGATTATTAAAGAAGATTAAAGAAGATTAAAACAATGCTATTCTTTTATAGCAACCCCCTAAAGTTTTTTATGCGTCATAAGTATCGGTCAACAATACTGACCTATTTATTTAAAGGTTTTTTGTTTTACTAGTAGAAATAATAAATTATCACTAGTAATATTTGTTGTAGTTTTGACTATATTTATAGAATGCTATACCCCCCTACCCCCTAGATTGTGGTGTCAGTTTATTATATATATATACATGGATAATTTCCACACCCATACACACACACCCCCACAAACAACCCTGCACCTATTTATTAACACTTTTCCAAATTTTATTTTTTTTATTGTTTCAAAACCTAAATACACTAGATGTAGTATATGGATTATCTTAATACTGAAGATTTAGATTGTATTGCTTATATTGATAAGAAAACAAATAATGTAATTATTAGATTTGTTGGTTTCCCTAATGCGATAGCAGCAGAGCTGTTTACAGATTATGTAATGATGACACTAGGTGTAGAATATAATCCATTAAGTAGTATTGAAAGATCTAAGATGATACACTAATGAATATCAAAATCCCTTATACTCCGAGAAAACATCAATCTTATTTACATCAACAGATCAATAGATACAGATGGAGTGTTCTCGTGTGCCACAGAAGGTTTGGCAAAACAGTATGTATGATCAACCATTTAATAAGATCAGCATTGATGAGCAAGTTGAAGAATCCTAGATTTGCATACATAGCTCCCACATTCAAGCAAGCCAAAAGTATTGCGTGGGATTACATGAAGCAGTTCACAGCAAAGATACCAAACACTAAGTTTAACGAAACAGAACTAAGAGTTGATCTACCTAATGGTTCAAGAATAACATTGCTTGGTGCAGAAAACTCAGATGGGTTAAGAGGTATATACCTGGATGGTTGTGTCATAGATGAATACGCTAATATTGATGGTAAACTATTTTCAGAAATCATTAGACCAGCTCTATCAGATCGTAAAGGTTATTGTGTCTTCATTGGTACACCTGCTGGAATGAACAACAACTTCTATGATCTATACCAACACGCAAATGGTGCAGAAGATTGGTTTAACTACAAAGCTAAAGCAAGTGATACTAAAATTGTAGACCCAGAAGAATTAGAAAAAGCAAAAGAAGTTATGGGTGAGAAGAAGTATATGCAAGAGTTTGAATGTGATTGGATAGCAAACATAGAAGGTGCTATATACGGAGAAGAGATTAATAAGATTGAAGATAAGAACCAGATAGCTAGAGTTCCCTACGATCCCACTTTGCCTGTCTCTACTGCATGGGATCTCGGTGTCGCAGACCACAGTAGTATTATATTCTTTCAACAAAAAGGAACAGCAATACAAATAATAGATTACCATGAAGAACGAGGTCATGGATTACCACACTACATCCAGATGCTAGAAGAAAAACCATACATCTACAAGGATCACTTTGCTCCACACGATATTGATGTGCAAGAGTTTGGTAATGGAAAAACCAGAAGAGAGATAGCATATCAGTTAGGAGTTAGATTTAAGGTAGTGCCGAAGCTACCAGTAGAAGAAGGTATACACGCAGTAACCATGCTGCTCTCTAGATGCTGGATAGACACAGACCATTGCAAAAATTTGATAGATGCGTTAAGACATTACCATAGGAAGTACATCGACAAAAATAGAATGTTCAGATCGAAACCTGTACACGATTGGAGTTCTCATGCTTGTGATGCTATGCGTTACCTAGCTGTTGGTCTTCAAGAAATTAATACTAGACAAACTGCTCCACAAAGTGTAGCAGATAATGATTACAGGATTATTTAATTATGGGATCAATATTTAAACCAAAAACACCATCATTGCCACCTGTGCAACCTTTGCCAGAAGCTCCAGAAGCAGAACTATCAGCAGAAGAGAAAGCAAAAATTAAAAAAGAACAAGATGCAATCATGAGAAGAAGAAAAGGCAGAAAGTCTACAATACTTACTGGACCACTTGGTTTGCAAGAATCTGAAGAAACTAAACTTAAAACTTTATTAGGAGAATAATATGTTAGATAAAATTAAAAAAGTTATTAAAAAAATTAAACCTACTGCAAAGAAAGCAGAACCTAAATTTAACAACATGAATGATTTACAAAAAGGTATAGCAGTAAACAAAGAAGTAAAATCTGAAACTGTATCTGAAACTAAATCATCTTTAACATTTGGTAAGTAATGGGATCTCCTAGTGCATCAACCTCTGGTAATACTGGATCAGATGCTTTTGTAAATAAAAAATCAAAAGTAAAACCAGTAAAGAGAGATAAGTTTGGTTATACAGTAAAACAAAATCCTGTTAAAGAAATTATTTCTGGTGGTGGAGCAATAGGTGCAATTACAAAACCTATTAGAAAAAAAACAGAAGAAATTAATAGAAAATTTTATGAAGAAAAAGTTGTACCTTCTGGAAAATCTACAGCACCAAATTATGAAACTTATATGAAAGATAGGTTAGCTGGTAAGACAGATGCTTATGGAAATAAAACAACATCAACAGGTGATGGTGGTGGTGCAACAGAATCAAGTGGTGTTGTAGTTCAAGCACCTAAAGTAGTAACTACTCCAACAGAATCTGAAGTTTCGCAAGCAACAACAACAGATGCTGAAGATCCAATTCTTTTAAGAAAAAGAAAAGCAAAAGCTAGAGGAAGATCTCCAACAATCCTAACAGGTGTTACTGGTGTAACTGGTAGTTTGACTTTAGGTAAACCAAGTTTATTAGGTAGATAATGGCACAAACAGATAAAGCAAAAAATTTATTAAAACGATATGATCGTTTAAAAGCACAAAGACAAAATTGGGAAAGTCATTGGCAAGAAGTTGCAGACTATATGCAACCAAGAAAAGCAGATGTAACTAAAACAAGATCTAAAGGTGATAAAAGAACAGAACTTATTTTTGATGGTTCACCATTACAATCAGTAGAACTATTAGCTGCATCACTACATGGTATGTTGACTAACCCATCTACACCTTGGTTCTCTTTAAGATTTAAACAAAATGATATGGAGAATGAAGATGAAGCAAAAGAGTGGTTAGAAGATGCAACAGAAGTTATGTACTCTGCGTTTAATAAGTCTAACTTCCAACAAGAAATATTTGAACTGTATCATGATCTAATTACATTTGGAACTGCTGCAATGTTTATCGAAGAAGATGATGAAGATATTCTAAAATTTTCTACAAGACACATTAATGAAATCTTTATTGCTGAGAATGACAAAGGAAGAATCGATACAGTATTTAGAAAGTTTAGTTTATCTGCAAGAGCAGTAATGCAAAAATTTGGTGATGTATCAATGAACATCGCAACTAAAGCACAGAAAGATCCATATCAAGAAATAGAGATTATGCACGCAGTATATCCTAGATCTGACTTTGATCCTACAAAACAAGATAAAGAAAATATGCCTTTTGAATCTGTATACTTAGATGCAGAATCTGGAGATGAATTATCTGTATCTGGTTTTAGAGAGTTCCCTTTTGTAGTACCAAGATACTTAAAAGCATCACACGAAATTTATGGTAGATCTCCTGCAATGACAGCTTTGCCAGATGTTAAGATGCTAAATGAAATGTCAAAAACTACAATCAAGTCTGCACAGAAACAAGTTGATCCACCTTTATTAGTTCCAGATGATGGTTTTATGTTACCTGTAAGAACAGTACCAGGTGGTTTAAATTTTTACAGAGCAGGAACTAGAGATAGAATTGAAACATTAAACATTGGAGCAAACACTCCATTAGGTTTAAACATGGAAGAGCAAAGAAGAAACTCAATTAGAAATGCTTTCTATGTAAATCAATTAATGATGCAGAGTGGTCCACAAATGACAGCAACAGAAGTAATTCAAAGAAACGAAGAGAAGATGAGATTGCTTGGACCAGTTTTGGGTAGACTTCAATCTGAATTATTAAAACCATTAATCGATAGAACTTTCGCATTAATACTTAGAAAGAATTTATTTAGACCAGCTCCAGAATTTTTAGCAGGTACAGATATAGAAATAGAATATGTATCACCATTAGCTAAAGCACAAAAGTCTACAGAGTTATCTTCTATTATGAGAGCAATAGAAATCTTAGGTAGCTTATCAAATGTTGCTCCAGTATTTGATCACATCAATATGGATAAACTTGTTAGACACTTGGCAGACATTGTTGGTGTTCCACAAAAAATATTAAAACCACAATCTGAATTAAATGCTGAAAGACAACAAGCAGCACAACAACAAGAGCAAATGCAACAGATGCAACAAATACAACAACTAGCAGAAGCAGGGGGAAAAGTAGCACCATTAGCAAAAGCATTACCAGAAGAAGCACAGGCTTTGGCAAACGCTGATGTTGAATAATTTATGGAAACAAATAAACAGCTAGAAAGTCTAGTAAAAAAACTTAGAGAAAATTATCAATATATTTTTAATACAGACGAAGGCAAAGAGGTTTTGTCTGACTTAGAAAAAAGATGTCATTATCATTCTACCACCAATGTAAAAGGTGATAGTCATGAGAGTGCATATATGGAAGGTCAACGCAGCGTACTTCTATTTATAAAACAAATGCTGCAAAAGGAGAATAAGAATGTCAAGTGAACAGATAACACAAAGTAATGTGCCTGTAGAAGAGACAACAACTACTACAGACACTCCTCAACAAACAGAACAAACAATTAGTTCTACAACAACAGAACAACCAACTGTTGCTAAATCTTGGAAAGATACAATCTCAGAAGAGTTTAGAAACGATCCAAACATTTCTAAGTTTACAGAAATAGATGCGTTAGCTAAAAGCTATATCAACGCAACTAGAATGATTGGTCAAGACAAAGTTGCAGTACCAAATGAAAACTCAACAGAAGATCAATGGCAAGAAGTTTATGGAAAACTAGGTAGACCAGAATCTCCAGATAAATATAAACTAGAAGCTAACTCAGATGTAGTTCCATTAGATGAAGGTGCAATAAAACAATTTGCAGAGAATGCTCATCAACTTGGTTTAAATAATAAACAAGCACAAGGTATCTTAGAGTTTTATAAAAATTCTATGGAAGGTTCTGCACAACAAGCAAGAGTAGATACTGAAACTGCACAAGCAAATGCTGAAGCCGAACTTCGTAAGGAGTGGGGTGGCAATTATGATGCTAATATTAAAAAAGCTGGATCAGTTGCTAAAGCAAATATGAACCCAGCAATCTTAGATATGGAACTAAAAGATGGTACACGATTAGGAGATCATCCAGAAGTTATTAAAGGTTTTGCAAACATTGCAAACATATTATCTGAAGATAAATTAGTAGGTACTGAAAGCGAAAGCGTTGATAGAGGTACAGACTATGAAGCTGAGATTAGTAAACTTGTTAATGATCGAGATGGTCCATATTGGAATAAAGCACATCCAGATCATGACAAAGTAGTTCAACAAGTATTTACTTTGAGAACAATGCTTAATGGATAAAGAAGAATTAAGATTAGAAATACTTCGTATTGTTGTAGAGAATGGATCAGAGAATCAAAAATCTAATCCCTTGCCAATCTGCGAAGAATATTATACATGGGTTTGTAAGGCGAGTGAAAATTCGCCTAACAAAAGAAAGACAATTCGTAAGAACCTTACCGACAAGAAGGAATAGACTCTAGTCTAACAGACTTTAAATGCAAGAGAAGCCAGAATTTCTGATAACGTCTCTGTTTTGTTTTAACATTAACTTAACAATTAAGGAGACATAATATGTCA